GGATGCTGTCCGGTATAGTAGACCCCGAGGACGACCCGACTTTTTACCCTGTCATTTATGGCCCGCCGGACGACGAGGCGGACGAAGATTGGGAATGGGGGAATGAGGACAACTGGAAAGCTGTCAATCCCTCCCTGGGTGAAACCATACAAATTGACGACATGAGGGAAGACTACAAGCAGGCTGTCAATCATGTCGAAAAGGAAAACCTTTTCAAGCAATTACGACTTAACATATGGGTAAAGCAGTCCACAAGATGGATTAAAATGTCCGATTGGGATAAGTGTAAAGGGAATGTGAAAGAAGATGAACTGAAAGGAAGGGAATGTTACGGCGGTCTTGATCTGTCAACCTCAATCGACCTGACTGCTCTTTCACTTGTTTTCCCTTTCCCGGAAGGACATTATAAAACCCTGATGAAATTTTGGATCCCTGAAGATAAGGCGCTCGAAAAAGAAAAGAAGGACCATGTACCTTTTACCAGATGGATCAAAGAAGGACTGGTCAACACTACACCGGGTAATCTTATAGATTATGCTTACATCCGGGCTGAGATCAACCGGCTGAGAGAAATATACAACCTCAGAGAATTAGCATACGACCGCTGGGGAGCTGTCAAACTTATAACCGACCTTCAGGAAGATGGATTCGTCATCGATCAGAAGTCCATGTGTGAAGGTCATCCGCTTCTCGTTCCCTTCGGGCAGGGATACGTCTCGATGAGTCCGCCGGCAAAAGAGCTTATCACCATCATGCTGGGCGGTAAATTGGAACACGGCGGGAATCAGGTCTTGAGATGGAACGCCGATAATGCCGTCATATCTACCGACCCGGCTGCTAACATCAAACCGGACAAGGCGAAGGCGACGCAGAGGATCGACGGCGTAGTTGCTCTCATCATGGGGCTGGACCGGGCCATGCGGCACCCGATGGACGAAGGCCGCTCGATATACGAAGATCGCGGCGCTCTTATATTTTAGGGGTGAATTATGAAGATACCCACAATTAAAAGCCTGAGAAAAGCGCTTTCAATAGCCTTTTACGGTGGTCCGACCTTATCAGGCCGGGGCTTCCAGGGGAATAATAGCTTTTTTACAGAGTTGTCTTACGGCTCAAGCGACGCCGGGATATCAGTAACCAACGAAGTAGCGTTGAATTATACCGCCTATTGGTCATGTGTCCGGCTGCTTTCCGAAACTCTGGCCTCCCTCCCTTGTGTTTTGTATGAGCGTGCCGAACCGAAAGGCAAAAATAAAGCCACTTCACACCCGATTTTCAGACTACTTCACGACGAACCAAACCCCGAAATGGACAGTTTTTCATATTTTGAGACCCTTATGTATCATCTTGTATCAGCAAATGGGAACTGTTATTCGTATATCGACTGGAATAAAGACCTGGCAATCAAATATTTGTGGATAATGAACCCGGAAAGGACGCAAAAAGCCCGGGACGATAACGGGGAAATTGTCTATAAATACCAGACTGAAAAGGCCGGACAGATTGTCCTTCCTGCTTTCCGTGTCTGGCACGTTCCCGGATTCGGTTATGACGGACTGAAAGGATATACTCCTTTAACCTATATGAGAAATCAGATCGGGTTAGGTGTGGCCGCTGAGAAAATGGGGTCAAAGCTATTTGCCAATGGTCTAACCTTCGGCGGATTCCTTGAACACCCTCAACATATGTCAAAAGAAGCACAAGATCGTTTTAAGGCATCTATCAAGGCTGAGCATCAAGGTGTAGAAAAAGCGCATCGTCTGTTAGTCCTTGAAGAGGGGATGAAATATAACAAAAATAATATCTCACCTGAAGATGCTCAAATGCTGGAAACTCGAAAATTTCAAAGAAACGAAATAGCGTCATTTTTCCGCATCCCGCCCCATATGATCGGCGACCTCGAACGGGCGACGTTCTCCAACATCGAACACCAGGGCATTGAATTTGCCATGTATACCATGCGTCCCTGGCTGGTCCGGTGGGAACGGGCGGCAAACCGACAGCTTCTACTGCCCACTGAAAAAGACCGCTATTTTATTAAGTTCACGATTGATGCACTCCTCCGTGGTGACACCTTAACCCGCTATCAGGCTTACTCAAGTGCTATAAATTGGGGCTGGATGAACAGAAACGAGGTTAGAGAGCTTGAGGATTTGAACCCGGCAGAGGGGTTGGATGAATACA